GCATTCTCTTTGATACTCAAGATGTAGTATTTCTGAATGTTGTTTGATTACCAAGTAAGCATGGTCTAGTAATTCTCTTTCTTGCTCTGTTCTACTTCCTGTTTTTACGATGCATAGTGCGTCAATAATTGAGAGTTGTTTATTGTTTGTCATTGCTCACCTCCTCCGTAGGTTTCGTTGTAGTATTGTTCACCAGTTATTGGTAGTGTACTTTCAGGATAATCAATTCCATGAACTGTTCCTTTGTTGTATGCAGTTTCAATTCTTTCCTTCTCCATTTCCTTGGCTTTGTAAAGCAATCTAACATAGGAAACTGCGTATTCACCTACGCTTATTTCTTCATTTTCTAATTGAACTTTAAGTCTCCATGTTTTATTTGAAAACCACTCCACTGCTGTTTGTTGTTTATTGTTTGTCATATCAATATCCCAAATCCTTTTTAACCGATGATTGTCTGTCTTGGCGTTGATTGTATTTCGTACCACGCAATTCGGGGTGTTCTTCTTGTGCCTTTCTTCGCATCCGTGTAATGGAATCACTTGATGTTAATTGCCCATCCGCCAAAATGCGTAAGAATTTTTGTGTTGGAAGATTGCCAGTTGAATAACCTTTGGCGTTCATTTCTAAACCCCAAATCCATGCAACCAATTGTTCATCCGAATCTCTAAATGTGGGGTATTGCGTTAACAACTCAATAACCACCGTTCTTGTTTCTTGTTTCATTTGTCCCTACAAATATATATATTTTATTATTAAAATTGTATTGGCGGTAAACTTTCTTTGTACATTGTGTATTGCCCCTCGTATGTTGTTGGTATTGTTGCACATTCCCCGTTCCTATTTTTCGAGATAATTAATTCCGCATCTTCGATTTGTGGCTTTTCTTCTTCGTAATAAGCGGGTCGGAAAGGGAACATAACAACATCGGCATCTTGTTCAATCGCACCTGATTCGCGAAGGTCTGATAGCAACGGGCGTTTGTCTGCCCTATCTTCTGGCTTCCGTGACAACTGCGCCAACACGATAATTGTACACTTTAACTCCTTTGCCAATAATTTCAAACCGCGCGATATTTCTGCAACTTCTTGTTCACGGCTTTGCTTCGTTCCTTTCATAAGTTGCAAATAATCAATCACCAACAAATCCAATCCTTTTCGTGCTTTATGCAACCTTGCCTTTGATTTGATTTTTTCCAAATCCCCAACGCGGTCATCGTCAATAAAAAATTCAATTTCTTGATGGTTGGCAACATGAATGATTTTTTCAATTTCTTTTTTGGTTAAAACTCCGTTTCGCATTTTCCAATTTTCTAAATGCCCAATCAATGACACATATCTTTTTGCCAATTGCTCTGAACTCATTTCAAGGGAAATGAATAACGCCTTTCCACCTCGTTGTGCAAATTCCTTTGTAAGTGTTAAAGCGATTGCGGTTTTGCCCATTCCAGGTCTACCCGCCATTACAATCAAATCCCCATCATTGTAACCGCCCAAATACTTATCCAAGAATTTCCATCCCGTTTCCTTTCCAACCAATTGACCTCCCTTTTCTGCGTTTGCAACGATTTGATCCACCACTTTGTTCGTAACCTTCACAATGCTTTCGGGTTCTTGTTGTGTTGAAAATGTGGTACTATTCAACGCGTTTTGAATGTCCTCAATTAATTCACCAAGTTCTTTTGTGGTGTCAATTGCCGATATGCTTTCAACCAACTGTTCTTTGATGTATGTGTACTCCAACTTTTTTAAGTGTGGTTTCACATTGGTTATTCCACTTGCGTTCTGTTGTAGCGTTATTACATCAATGAATTCTTTGTTGGTAAAATGGGGCATCAAAGTGAGATAGTCAATTTCTTCGTTACCATAGTAAAGTTTGGTAATAACCTCAATAACCTTTTTACACAATGGGTCTTTGAACCAGTTTTGATTTATCTGTGGTAAAAAGTGCCTTGCATCCGCATAAAAAAGGATGTTGCTAATTAACATTTGTTCAGTGTTCATAGTGTTGCAATTTTAGGTTGTTTCGTTGATTGTGTTGTAATTTTTTTATTTTCCGCATCTATTCGTGACATCCATTGTTGCGCGGCGGATTTCCACTTTTGAATTTTGCCACCCTTCCGTGTCCAATTCATGGAATCCCAATAATGAAAAAACGCGACACCTTCGGATTCTAAATGATTATTTGTCTTAAAGAAATCAATACATTCATATTGTGTTGGTGGCAAAAACCTTTTTGCCTCCTTAATCTTTATTTCAGTATCATTATCAGTATCATTATCATTTACATTATCATTATCAGTTTTTTTGGGTTTGTCAAAAAAGGCTTGGGTTTCTTGGGTTTCAATGGCTTTCTTTGGTCTACCACCTTTTAATCCGTTAAGTTTTTGTTTATCAATGTATTCGTCATATTTACGCAAATCCCGTTTCAACTGCAATTTGATTGGCTCAAATGCAATCGATAATAACAAATCTTCACACGATGGATTTTCATCGTTGACATAAGCAAAAATGTGTTTGATTAATTTACCCGCAATTTCATCAGGCAGTTGGTTAAACACACCTTGTTGATCCGTGTACAACAAGAATGATTTTTTATCCTTTGCCATGTCATTTAGATAAAAGGTGTTTCAAAATAGAGTTGTGGATTTCTTGGATGTTTTCAGGCGTTCCCCAATTTTTACAAGCAATGTCGATAATAATGTTTCGACCTTTAATCATGTACAAATCATCCGTGTGGAATTCGTAATCGTGCCACCATTTGTGGTTCATGTAAACTGCAATGGTGCAAATGTTTTTGTCTACTGTGGTTTGTGTTGTGTATGTGTTTTGCATAAAATAAAAAACCCCAATGGGCTGGTGCAGTAGGCTTGCAACCATCCCAAAGGGGTGAATATCTTTTAACATTGTGGATAGCCTACATCCTGTTAACACTACAAATATACAAAAAAGAACTATCTTTGCAACAATCCGTTCTTGTTATTTGTCATTTCATGGGATTAGTGGGGGGATGCCGATGCCCCCCATTTTTTGTTTCATACAAGGCCACCATCGCTAAAAATAAAAATCCGAATCCAATACCACCCGCAATGATTTGTGCGGTCTGTGGATACTTTACAATGCACCATCCATAAGTCAAACCGCTAATGATGGTTAAAAATACAATGATTATATTCCTCATGCCTTTTTTAACATTATAGTGTCCTCATTTTGAAGGTACTGGGCGGGTTCGTACACTTCACCCGTCTGTTCGTTCAAGAAAATACCAAGGTTCATTTGCTTGTAGGCGTGTTGGTGCAGTTTTTCGCGTTCCTTTAATTCGGCTCTTAATTCCATAACTTGTGGGATGTGGTCATAATTATACCGACCTCCACCCGCCTTGCGTGTGATTTCGTATCCTTGGTACACTTGTCCGTGCCATTTACCCGCTTCGGTCAATGCAAGGGGTTTTACTTGGTCCTGAAAGTTCTTGATGGTATCCGCCAATTCCTTTAATTCAATGTGGAATTGTAGGGGGCAGTAATTGCCACCCCCTATTTCCAACATCGTGTCCGATAGTTGCTCAATCATTTTTTTCATACAAACCTAAATTTAACGATGTTCTTGTTTGCATTTTGAACCCTTACCACTTCAATCAATCCCGCCTGGTCATACATACGGATCCAATTTCGCAGTTCGTAAACATTGTACTTTTTGCAAAGATTCAATAGTTCATCATCGTATCTGTAAATCCATTGGTTTCCGTAAAACCTTTGCAAATCATCCATGAAATCCCGTGTTGATTGGCGAACCCTCCAACCTCGGTTTTGTTTTGGTTTTTCATTTGGGAATAACTTGCCCAAAATTTCCATCGCCTTTTTCAAGGTTTCCAAATCACTCGGTGTGAATTGGTTGAATAATTGTTGTTGTGTCATATCGTTATTTGTCATAATGGTTAAAATGGTAAATCGTCGTGTGAAACTGGTTTCAATTGTGCCAAGGTGTCTTGACCATCCACTACGAACTTTTCAAACACTTGGGCGTAGGCAAGTATTTCGTGTAACTTGATGTCACCATTGATGACTAAATCACCCGCCACTTTCAACACACTCATACGGGTAATGCGTTTGTCCGTTTCGGGGTCCTTTGCCTTTGCTACAAATGGTTGCGCACCTGGTTGTGCCATCACGGGTGCAATCTTGTAATAGATGCGGTCTTTGAATTCCTTGGATGTGATGGTGTAATCGGTTTCCACACCCACTTTGAATTTGGTTTGATCCGCACTTTTGGATGCGTACTCGCCAGAATCGCCATTGGCAAAGGTGATTTCAAATTTGTACAATGTGCCGTACTGGCCATTGTAAGTTCCGTTGGCAGTTACATTGGTTACTGCGCTTCTTTTTTGTTGTTCCATACTATTTTGTTTTTTAATTGGTAGTTTAGTTTTGTGAGAATCTCAAATTGTTTTTCCATTGAAAGGCCGTTTCGTTTGAATTGGAATTTCCATGTGGTAACTGTTGCGTAATTGGCGTGTAATAACTCGGCCAACTCTTTGTTGCTTTTGTTAAATACTTGTGTTAGTGCTTCGTGTGTTGTCATTTATGATGATAATTTGATGTGCTTGTCCGAGTGTGAACAACTGCCAATCCTCATGCCCTTCAAAGGTTATGGAATAAGTGCCGTTGTTTTGGTAATGCTTTTCGATGATGTTAATGTTCTTGTATGTTCTGCGTTGTAAAATGGTTTCAACCGCATCCAATTCAAAAAGGGTTCTAAAATAGAGTGTCATATAGTTCCCTCTATCGTCATACCAAAGTGAAATGCTTCGGAGTATGTCATTTGCCCTTCAATGGTTACTTCCCACAATATCATGTGGTCATCGTGCATGAGTTTGGCATCCACACTCCATGGCTTTCTGTATTGAATGATGTAATCCTTCATCTTATCCAATTGCTTTTGCGTAATCCAAAGTGTTTCTATCATTTTGCTTTGCCTTTGTACATTCTGCGTTGAACCAACATTTGAGTGAACTCATTGAATTCGGGGATGTATTCATCCTTTTCAAACTGGTATGGGGTTGCTTCTTGTGTGTTCTCAAAACGCTTGTTGTTGCGTTTGATGCAGTGCCATGAATAACCAATGGCAAATGCAATGGGTGTTCCGATGATTAAGTAAATGATATCCATGTTATTTGTCTTTTCAAAAATAGGTTAAAGTATTTGCAATTCCAAATTAAATGCGTTTTAATATAAAATCAAATGCATCGTGTAAAGTGACTGTGCGGTAAATTTCGGCCATGCGAAAGGCGTGTTCCCATGTTGGTGCATACCATGTTTTGGTGTACAATTCCTTTCCGCTTTCTGTGCGATAAACACATTCGTAAATGTTGATGATTGCTTCCATAGTTTTAAGGGGGCATTAAGCCCCCGTGTTTACAACTAATGCAGTACCCAAAGTATTCGAATAGATGCCATTGTTCAATGAATTAAACAAAACGGCGATGTGAGACCCATTTGCCAATTTTGTATAATTTTTAATTACCGCCGCATAACTAACTTCCCCAGTTATGCAATTGTGAATGAGAACAGAATCTCCTACCTTAAAAGTTTGAGATACTTGATAAATAGTGCCATTTGGGGCTTTTTTGCCGATTGTTACTGTGGTGTTTTTCATGTCGTTTGTCATATTGTTCAACAAATATACATCCATTACATTTGAAATTCCAAATTACAAATAGAAAAAGATTAAAAAAAAGTGAGAATTAACCCACTTTCTTTGTGAATGGCCTTATTTTTTTGTGAGTGACTTCAACATTTCAATCAAACGGGGGCAAGGATACACATCCGCCTTGTCCGCACGAACTGAATTGTGGGTGAATACACCTGATTCGTTCTTCAATGCACGCTTGGTTACAACCCAAATATCCTCATTGTAGGTTAAATCAATGCCGTACTTTTCATTCCAAAGAATCAACAAGTCCTTCACGGATTGGATTTGTTCGTCTGTGTACTTATGCCACAACTTGTATCCTTTGTAAGCCGTTGAAAGTTCCGTCACTTGGTCTGCGGGTATTTCACCACCCACATAGTTGTAATACTTTGTGCCTTTCTTGGTGATTGGTCCCCAGTTACACACCTCAATACCAATGGATGTTCTATCCAAAGGTAGATACGGGCAACCATGCCCCATGAAATGCTTTGTGCCTAACCCTAAATGGTACGCCCAATACTCACTTCCAAAACCTTGTACGATTGTCCCGTCCGTTGAGATGGCAACGCAAGTGGCAACCTTGTTGGCTACCTTTTCCCAATATGCAAAAGTTTGTTCACCGCTTCCGTTTCCTGCCGTGTGGTGTAAATACACCTGGGTCTTTTTAACCGCTTCGCGATTGTATGCCCTAAATGGTACTTGTTTAATTTTCATCTTGTTTCTTTGATGCCCCAAAATAGAATGATACTACCATAGTCACAATGGATGTAACCCCACCCGCAATGGTAAAATAAATGTCCTTTTGATCCGTTGGGAAGTCCCAAAAGATAATTGAAAATAAGATGGCATAACTCAATGCCAAAATTAGGATGGCTACAATGCCCGTTACATTTGATTTGAATTTGTCCATTATCTTCCTTGACCGCGATACCTTTTTGCGGGTTTGTTATTTTTTGAATGTACGCCCTTGTTTTTACGCTTGGGCTTTGGTTGCCACGAACCAACTGATTTTGTCACCTTTGCCATTACAGTCCGTTTAATTTTAGCATATTATTCATACTCAATGTGTCCATGTCTGCGATGGCCGTATCAACACCCATGAACATCATGGTCTTTGCATACTTTTCCGCCTTGGCTTGTGCCTTGGCAACATCCGCTTTTAACGCTTCTTTTTCTGCAACCTTTGATTCAACCATCTTTGCGTTCATCGTTTGAGCCATTTTCGTGACTTCTCCCGCACTTTGTAGGTTTTTTGATACCTTGTTAAGCAACGCGTCTATTTCGTCAATCTGTGGGCTTGTTTTAGCGTGGGCAATTGTAAACACATAACCAGTGATAAACAACGCACTAAATACGATTAAAAGGTTTTTCATAGTTTTTTCATTGTTTGCATGATGCGTATTTCAGTCATCGTTGCCGCCAAACACGAATCGGACTTTTTGAGGGCGTATGTAAGTTTGTCAATCTTCACATCCAACGCTTCTATCTTTTGGTTTGCCTTTTCAATCTGTTCTTTATAGCCCGAACGAAGGTCAAAGTAAAGATAAGAAACGGCCAAAAGCATACAAAAAGCAACGGCAGCAATTGGGTTCTTGCGAAATTGGTCAAACCCAATCGGCAACGGGTTAGCGGAAACATTTTTAGTAGATGCCATTATTCAGTAGGTGGGAATGGTGGTGGTGGTGGTGGGATGTATTCGGCTTCGGGTAAATCCAAAACCCAAGCGTATTCACTTGCTTCAACTTCGGGTTTGTCCTCATCGCTAAGAAACAAAAACCAAACTCCGTTTATATCTTGAACGCAATTAAAGAATTGATAAGGTGCGTAGTATTGCCCTTGTATCAAATCCTTTTGTTCGGGTGTAAGTGTGTAACCTATCATACATTTCGGCTTAAAGTGGTTTGAAACGCTTGTACTGCG